CGCTAGAAAAGGGTCTGATACGTTAGTACCAAGGACCCAGATCGTACCACTGCTGAACTAGGCTATTCACTAACTTAAGACGAGTAGAGTTCTTAAGAGAGACAGTGTTATATCCCTCAGAAGACGCTACTCGAGATAAGAGAGTGATCGCTTTGAGCCTAGTACGGCGTTCAGGTGTACCCCTTATAGGGTACCCCTGTGTGGGTAGTGTCAACTGATACAACCTATCATTTTCGATAGGAATATCAGGTAACGACCACAAGGAGGCAAGTAAATACCCCATCGTCTCGTCCCGGTAAGTTCTACTTACTTCCACCAGGTTACGAACACGGTATCCTTCGATACCATGTCTAGCCCGGCTAGGGGTCGCTTCATCAAAGTTGCAAATGAAGCCACCATCACCCAGCGTAGCAGGTATTCTAAGGCGTAAAGCCTTAGGTAACTGCTGCACAAGGTAGTCAAAGGCAAGCCGAAGGTTAGCATCACAGCCGAAAAAGTTATTTCGACGGTGCGCTAAGCGACGGACTGCATTTGCTAGGCGATAAACCGCTGGAACGGACAAGAGCCTATCTTTAAGATAGACTGGCTTAACATCCACACCTGAGAAGTAATGGGCTCCGCAGCTTTCACGAAAAGGTGAGTCAAAGTGACTCTTCTTTGCGTTAATACGAAAGCCATAGAACTCAAGCATCTCAGAGAACAAGCCGAAACATGCCGACGGTAATATAACATCATCACCATAAGCACTAACATCAGAAGAACTGATGTTAAGATATTCTGCGCAGCAGCAAGCCACTGCATAGAATATCAAGGACTCTAACTGGAAGGTGAAGCCGTTCCCCATACTGGAGAACTTCTCCCACTTCTTAGGTAGAGCGTCTCGGGAGCCGTAATGAGATCGACATGCATCCATTACATGGAACCATCGAGGAGGAAGTAATTCCTCAACGACAGACCGTGCAATGGAATCACTAGCTGAACTTAGGTCAACAGTCGCTAGAGAGTTAGATAAACTACCTTTCAAAGCGAGTTGTTGATTTCGGTTCTGATAGCGCAGGTCAACCCCATACCTTCGAAGTCTACGTCCAATCATTTCGCCAACGGATTTTTGGAACCAAAGATTGATTCCAGGTTCGATGGCTATAACACGATTGGTCATAGCATTCTTAGGTACAGTGACCACCTTATTTCCTATCTGATAGGTTGGAAAACCCATCAGGCGTAATTGCTGAGCCCACAGAGGGTACTTCTCCTCCATAAGCTCAATAGGGATAAGGTTGTACAGATCTCGCGTGATTCCAGTTTCAGACTGGAATTTCTTGACTGAGCTAGCATCTCTTCGCTTAATAAGCGTCGAGGCGCCAGGACCCCAGTCCGGCATAGAAAAGAACTCATCCGACTCAAACTCGCCAAGTACTTTCGAGATTTTTCGAATGACTGCGGAATGCAGCCAGACGACTTTGCCCTGATAAAGGGAATCGTTCTCTAAAGTTCGAAAGCGAGAATTCGTCTGCTTACAAAGAAGTTCAAATTCATCGAACTTCTTAAACGCTACTGCATTCAAATCTAAGCCAGAGGTCAAACCTTTGAACTTAGATAAGAAGTTAGTAGCAGCGTAAGCATCCCGGAAATCAGCTACCGCTAGGTAGTTGACTGGGCTGATCTCAAGCTTAGCAAGTTGCTCATGCTCTCCACTTCTGAAGAGTATGAGAACTGTCAAAGCCCGAGGGCAATCCAGGGAGGTGAGATACTTTTCAATTGCCAGGGACGTTACATCCCCGGGTACGCGAAAGCTCGTAAGTCCCTTAAGGAACTTTGAGCCATACTTCTTAGAAGACATGGCTTACCTCCGGAGTTAATGCCGCTTGCCCTGGTTATGTTACCAGAGCGACTCGAACGTAGTGACCGCGCTTTCCAGCGGAGCCGCCGTTGAATCGGTCGGTGATCCGTCAGAAGCGTTGATCGTACGTGCGAACAGAGAGGCAACCACGCTGAACAGAGCTTGACGCTCTGCCAGAGTGGATCTCTCAGGCAGCATGAACTCCATGACACAAGAACAGTCATATGCCTTGGTCGGCGCCGGCTGAATACCGGTCATCGTC